CGTCAGTATCCTCCTCCTCCCCGGAGCTGTTGTCGCCATCCGAAGAAAACTCCTCATAGTAATTGTTCTCAATTCGGGTCCACATCAACTCCATTTGCAGGTTGTCTACCCACAACCTGTCAGCTCTTCCGCCAAAGCGTTGGCAATACACATGTACCAACTTGCCGACTTGTCCTGTGAACATATCTTTGACCATAAGCCGAACAAAGGTCGTGTACCACTGTGGAGGGGGTCTTTGCGTGTGCGAGTCAAACCACCATTGGTAGGCATTCATCCGGTAGTCCAAATCAATCTGCTTCAGTTCACCCGCGACTTCATCCACTGCAAACCGGGGGCGCTCCAAAGACAGAAGCTCATTCATGTATACATCCATCGATTGAGCATTGTCCTGACAATACCCCAATGGCCGATCATTGTTCCCATACACACGTATGCCAAAAACTGGTGTGAGATAACCATTAATGTGTCTGGCGACGTCTTCAGGGAACATTTGCAGCAATTCGGTCTGTCGCTGAGCACTACACAGTCGTGGTATCCAACGCTCGTTAGATGTCAAAGCAACGGCCTCAGCACTGAACAAATTTTTCAAACGATCGATTAACACGCTTCGGCCACTCTGCTTGAAGGCCCGATATTGGAGCTCTAGACTCAGCTCAACCATGAAGACTTCACGGTAGTCCTCAATAAATTGCCCGGACTGCAGCTCCAACATCTCCAATGCTTCGGGAAAGCGACACGTTGTAGAGTTGTATCGTTCCACTATCTCTTCCTTAGTAGGCGGGCAGTAAAAATCCTTCACCTTATGGCCTTCAGAATCGATACACTGATCCGCAATCTTTTGAAAAAGCGGCTTGTAGTGATCATACTCTTCTTCGCCATGGTAAAACAACTCCGTCAGGGCCCCAGCCAGATTTCCAGCACAAATTTGTGCAACAGACTCCGGGCGGTTCCTCCTCGGCCTAGTGGTCAACGCAAGGGACTTAAAGATGGAATCCTTCACCAAAGGTCCCACATAGCCGTTCAACGCAGAATGAAACTTGAAGCCCCTCTTGAGGAAGGTCATTTTGTCAATGTGTGTGAAGCGGTTTGTTGGAAACAAT